AACCATGATAGTATCTACTGCTCTGGCGATAGTGATAGTCTTGTTATCAGAAGGACACCAGCCGGTATGATCTTCGGTAAGTGTTTCAGGTGTGGTAGGTTTGGTGTGTTTAAGAATGACATGGAGGTAGAGTTACCTAACAAAGTAGATGGTAGGTGGTTCAAGAGTGTTACATTCGAGGAGGTGCAAAACAAACCTCTTGAGCTACCTAAGGACTTGGAATTACAATGGGACAAGTGGCCTGTGGAAGCTAGGTCTTACCTTAGACACGCTAGGATTGATGAGGTCGTAGCGTTCGTCCGTAACATAGGGTACAGCCCATCGTTGGGTAAGGTGGTGTTGCCTTTGTACTCTTATCAAAGTAATATCAATCAAACAACAGTAGGGAGTGAACTAATTGGATATCAGTTACGCAGGGTTTTTAAGGAGGATACTGCTCCTAAGTACACCACACGTAAGAATGTTAAGGACTACTTCGCACATGTGCATAAGACAGAACGTGTATGCTGCATCGTTGAGGATTACTTATCGTACATACGCTGTGGTAAGTTTGTATCCACCGTCTGTTTGTTCGGAACTAATCTCCCGCTTGCTGTAATCAAAGCACTCGCTCGTTATGATAGGGTGATTATCTTTCTTGATAATGATAACAACATTGTTAAGAAGAAACAGTTGGAGATGCAACGTGAGTTAGAGAGTTGGATTGATGAGGTTATTATTATTGGCTCTAGTAAGCAACCCAAAGAGTACACTGATGCTGAGTTAATGCAGACTCTTGATAGTGTTGATTTAGATGAAGATGGATATCCTATTTAAAGGAGGTGAGTTATGTATTTTGTGCATTGGTCAAACTATGATGGACACTTTAAAGAGGAGTTTGATTCAAAAGAAAAGTTAGAGGAGAGGTTGCCAGTAATACTTAGACAGGCAGAGAAGGACTATGGATTTACTTTGCACTCTGTTGTGCAAGGAGAGAAAGTTATTTACAAAGTTGTATCTACAATAGAAACCATTAAGATAGAGGATTAACATTATGACTCCAAGAAAGAACACTCTCGAAATCGCTAAGGCTACCGTTGGATGTGACCCTGAGTTCTTCCTTTGCAACTCTAAAGGATCTATTATATCTGCTATAGGCCATGTGCCAGGCTCTAAGGAGGAGCCACACTACCTTAACTCCCAAGCGGGGTTACAGACTGATAATGTAGCTGTTGAGTTTGCCTCTGGCGTGGTGGAAGATGTAGATGATTTGGTTACTCACATCAGGGCTACCTTTAAACAGATCACTGAGTTGTTGCCGGAAGGACATACACTGGCTGTCCTCCCTTCTACTGTATTCCCTGAGCAGGAACTGGAACACCCTCAGGCTAGAGAGTTCGGGTGCAGTCCTGATTATAACGTGTGGAGTATGACTCAGAATGAACCACCTAAGCCTGATGATGAGAACCTTCGTAGCTGTGGTGGTCACCTGCATGTAGGGCATCCTTCCTTGAAGGAGTTCTCTGGTAAGACAATGATGGTTAAGGTAATGGACTGCTTGCACGGTCTTGTATCCACTGTCCTTGACAACTCCCCTGAGGCTGTAGTACGGAGACAGTTGTACGGGAAGGCAGGGTGTCATCGTCCTACCAGCTATGGTATAGAGTATAGGGTGCTCAGTAACTACTGGCTCAAGCATCCTCTTCTAGTAAGGTTACAATACTCCTTGGTTGAGGACTGTCTTAACATCTTGGAGAATGGAGGAGGTAAGGATCTCATTGCTAGTATGGGGTCTAAGAATATACAGGAGGCTATTAACAAAGGAGATGACAAGGAAGCTAGGAGTTTAGTTAACACGTTCATCATGCACCATCTCAGTACTCAGTCTAAGAACTTACTTAATAATTGTACTGCTCTTGGAGATGAAGATCAACTCAATAAAGCTTGGGGGCTATAATATGGGAATCGCCGAAGAGAAGTTAGCTTTCGCTATGCAATTCGCCGCCACTCAACACCAAAGGCAAACTAGGAAGTACTCTGGTGAGCCTTACATCACACACCCTTTCGCTGTAGCTGGTACAGTAGCGGGGGTAAGGATGCACTATGATGTAATAGTAGCCGCCTTCTTACATGATGTAGTAGAGGATTGTGGTATTACTATCAGGAAGATCAGGGGGTTGTTCGGACCTGATGTAGCACAGTTAGTTAATGAGGTGACTGACATCTCCCTGCCACTTGATGGCAACCGTAAGCTTAGGAAGATGATAGATAGAGATCATCTGTCTACTGCTAGCCCTGAGGGTAAGACGATTAAGTTAGCTGATATCATTGACAACTGCAAGACTCTCCCGGCACAGGACTGGGAGTTTGCTAAGGTGTACATGGCTGAGAAGAAGAAGGCTTTGGAGGTGCTAAAGGAAGGTGATAAGAAGCTCCTCAATGTAGCGACAGGGATTATAGCAGATTACTATGAGTGGATGGAGGAGGTTGGAGATGAGTAGACAAGATGGGTTTTGTGCTAATAGTGAATGCGGTTGTTACATATTTTGTACTAGAGTCCTTGATAATGATGGATATGTTTATGTTTCAGATAAAAATGATGATGAGGAAGCTTGGTTTCCTTGTTTAAAACATACAACAAAGGAGGTTAGTTATGAACAACTCTAAACAAAGATCAAGTAGGTGCGGTGGAGCGGGTGTTGGGTATTTAGGTAGAGAGTGTAAGCTCTGTCACAAACCTCTCTCTAAGGGGGAGGAGAGGTACTGTAGTGTTGGTACGGTGTGTGTGGCGTGTATAAGGCGAGTAATTAAGAATGTAATAGAACAAAGAGAATAGAGGTATCCTATTGAAGATCTCTAGTATAGCAGACCTAAAGGAAGCCGATAAGATGATCAATGGTAAAGCCCTAGCTAGGAAGTACGATGCCCTCAAGCTAGCCAACAAAGTTAGACAGCACCTACCAAACTATGATGCTCTCTATGAGTGTGAGTACTGTCCTACTGTGGCTAAGTTTGAAGGTGAGTGTCCTTGCTGTGGTGAATGGATGCTTGAAGCAATTGATTTAGAGGAGGTATAGAATATGAAGAAGTGTCTACATTCAAAATTAACTCCAGCAAATACAAACAAGGGTTGTCAGTGCAGAGTATGCAAGCCTTGTGAACGCCCATGTGATTGTTATAGATGTAGAAAATATGACCTGAACAAGGAGAACTAATGCAAGACAAACACATACTAAAAATCATGGAGCTACGCTCTAACTACAACAAGTACAGCCACTTCATTAAACCTTATGCCCTGTCTAAGTACGCTAGGCAGGTGTTCAAGGACATAGGATTGTGGTACAAGAATAACCAAGACACTGAGGGAATAGATTGGGAGGGGTTCTCAGAGTGGTTCAGGGTAATACAGCACCCAACGTATGAACCAGACATGACTGAACTCTACCTGAAACTATTCGATCAGCTCCATAAGTTCGACACTGAGGATGTAACCTACGACCAGATCATACAAGGGTTTATGGAGAGGGACTACGCTACTAAGATGGTGGAGTTCTTGATGGAGGTAGTCGAAGGGAACCAACCAGCTAAGGGGTTCAGTCAGGTCAATCAACTCCTAGCATCCTATGATGAATCTCTTAACCGTATGTCTGAACAGGATGATGCGTACATCTCGGATAGTATAGAGGAGTTACTGGATCAGGTGGTGGGTACCAAGGGATTGAAGTGGAGGTTACCTGAGCTTAACATCTCAGCTGGCCCTCTAAGGACAGGCAACAACATTATGATAGCGGCCTATCCTAACACTGGTAAGACTACCCTTGCCCTATCTGAGATGACATACATGATACCCCAGATGGAGGAGGGCCAAGAGTGTATCTATCTCTGTAACGAGGAGGATGGTAGACAGAATAAGTTAAGGTGCATCCAAGCTCTGCTTGGTGTAACATCCCAAGAGATGATCAGTAACCCTGCTGGTGTAGTTAAGATGTATAATGAATACTTAGAGGCACATGGAGAACGCTTCAAGTTCTATTGGAATACCAAGATGTCAACAAGATTTATTGAGGAGACTCTTAAGAAGCATAACCCCGGTCTGATTATGATAGATCAGCTGTGGAATGTTGAGGGCTTTGCTGATTCAGGTACGTCTACTGAAATGTACACAGCACTAGCTAGGTGGGTACGAAGGATAGCTTCCATTGCTCCTACTATCTCCCTTCACCAAGCAGATGGTACGGCGTTCGGTTGTAAGTTCGTTGAACAGCACCAACTGTATGGTTCTAAGGTAGGTATGCAAGGTGCTATGGATGGAATAATAACTGTTGGTCAGGAGGTAGGTGGGTCGGTTAATGATTTAGCTCGTGGTTTGTTTGTAGCTAAGCATAAGTTACCGGGAGGACCACCACCGTTTGATGCTAGTCAGAAGAGCCAGAGGTGGACGGTGTACATTGAGCCGGACTTGGCGTTGTTAAGAGTGGGTTATAGGAGGTAGAATAACATGACAGACTATGTAGTAATACCATATGATGGTGGAAAAGGATGGCTAATGGTTCGAGGGTACGGACTTAATAGTGAAATTGGTGATGGTGTCTCATTCCTTTATAAGAGACCTTATAGTAGTGTGCGTACTAACACTCTTTATAAAGAGGAGGGGGGATTTCAATTGGAGGCTCAACACAGACACCTTTACATATACAACTCTCCCTTTGAAGCTCTTAAACGGATAGGTCAAGCTCTTACAGCACCAATCATAAAGACTGGAGATAATATATACAGAGGTGCTGGAACTTCAATAGCTATTATTAACGAAGACTCAAGAGGTACTACATGGAAGTTCATATAAAGGATAAGCCCTGCATACTGGATCTCGAAACTACTATGAAGAACATAGGGGAAGGAGCTGTTGGTAAGATGAAGTCATCTCCTTTCTATAGGGACAATAGGATAGTGGCGCATGGCCTAAATATATTCAACACAACCAGTACATGGTACGAGAAGGCTCCACCATATGCTGATGTCTTAGCTAACTCTAACGTGC